CACATCACCACGAACGCCCGCGCCCGGCACGGAAACGGTTTTTGCGACTGTTTCCTTGACGCTGGAGCTTTGCCTGAAGGCAGAACATGAAGCTTCCCCGCAAAATCACCGAGACGGAACGCCTCGACCTCAAGGCGGCGACGCGCGCGGCGCTCGAAATGGCGAGGCCGACGAAGTTCGCGCTCGTCACCCGTGTCGATGCGCCGGCGCTGTCGAACTACGGCGCGCCATCAGAGCCGGACAAGTTCATGCCGATCGACGTCGTCGTCGACCTCTGCCGCGACATCGGCTCGCCGGCCATCGTCGAGGAGATGGCGCGCATGCTCGGGTTTCGCCTGACGCCACTACAGGCGGAAGCGGATGGCGGCGAGGCCGTGGGGGTCAGCGATCTCGCCGCCGTCAGCAAGGGGGCCAACGACGTCCTCGGCACCATAGCGGCCGGCCTCGCCGATGACGGCAGGCTGGACGGCTCGGAAAAGCGCCAGGTGCGCAAGGAGATCGCCGAGAACATCGCGACCCTGCACAAGCTCGACCGCAAGATCGCGGGAGGCGAGTGATGCTGCGGCCCTACATCTCCAAGGGTGCACAGATCTCGTCGTGCGGGAAATACCGCTATCGGCTTTGGCGTGAATGGCGCCTGCATCCATTGCCTGCGCAGTGGGACATGTGGACCGACGATCTCGGCAAGCCGATCGTAGACGGTGCTGGTGAGCAGCTTGGCGATCCAAAGGCTTGCGTCTTTGTCATGCTCAACCCGTCGACAGCGGATGGAGAAGAGGACGACCCGACCATCCGTCGCTGCGTTGGCTACGCGCAGGCATGGGGCTACGATCGCCTCGAAGTCCTGAACCTTTTCGCCTATCGCGCCACCGATCCGCAGGCGCTCCTATCCCTCATCCATACCGACGATCCGGTCGGTCCGGGAAACCTCGAAGCCTTCAACCATGTGATCCGCGACTACAAGGTCGGCACCATTATCTGTGCCTGGGGCGTTCATGGGGCGCACCTTGGGCAGGATGAGACGGCGCTGGGCTGGCTGCGCGACTTGCCGCGTTTTGCGCTCGGCCTGACAAAGGACGGCCATCCGAAGCATCCGCTTTATATGCCGAAGGATGCCCAGCCGGTCAGGTTCCGACCATGATCCCCGCCGAGATCCTTGCCGCCGCGCGCGACAAGTCGATCCTCGACGTCGCGCGGCAGTGCGGCGCGCAGATGAAGCGGGCGGGGGCCGAGTGGAACGGACCTTGCCCGGCCTGCGGCGGGCGCGACCGCTTCTGGGTCGACGAGGTCAAGAATGTGTTTCTGTGCCGCATGTCGGGCGCAGCGGGCGACGGCATCGCACTGCTGCAGCATCAGCACAATTGCAGCTTTTCGGAAGCCGTTGGCATGCTGGTCGGCGAGCGTGCGATGCCCGCCGCGCAGCGCAAGCCGAGGCGCGAGGACGACGACAACCAGTATCGCGAGAAGGCGCGGCGCCGCGCCTGGGCGGTGTGGCAGGCCGGCCGGCCGATCGAGATCGCGCGCGGCGGCCACCTGGTGGCCCGCTACCTGGCGCTGCGCGGGATTGCCATGCCCGACTGGCGCATCAAGGCGCTGCGCGAGATCGACCAGCTCGCCTACTGGCACGCTGGAAAAGGCGAGCGCGAGGCAAAGATCATCCACAAGGGGCCGGCGATGCTGGCGGCGATCACCGGGCCGGATGGGCATTTCATCGGCGTGCATCGCACTTGGCTCGATCTTACGCGGCCGAACGGCAAGGCGACGATCGCCGATCCGGAGACTGGCGAGATCCTGAACGCCAAGAAGGTGGAGGGGTCGCAGCGCGGCGGGAAGATCGTTCTCAGGGATTTACTCAGCGCAACGGGCACAAGACCCCAGGATGAGGGCGGCTCACGCGCCAACGCAGGAGGCGGCGATGTAACCGATGGTGAAATGCCCAACTCTTCGATAGCCGGAGCCGCCTTGGCGGCGGTTCCGGTGCTTGCGCTCGGCGAGGGCATTGAGACGGTGCTTTCGTGGGCGGAACTGCATCCATCCGATGCCGCGCTCTGGGTCGGCATTAACCTGGACAACATCGCCGGCAAGGCGGCGGGGCAGATCCCGCACCCTTCGCTGACCACCACCGACCGGCTCGGCCGCGTGCGCAAAGTGAAGATCGGCAACCAGGAACCCGACCTTGCCGATGCGCGCTGCCTGCATGTGCCAGTCGATGATTTCGAGCGGCTGGTGCTGCTCGGCGACGGCGACAGCGACCGCTATGCGACGCAAGCCGCGATGCTGCGGGGGAGGAAGCGGTTCCAGCTGGCCGGGCATGATGTGTCGATCGACTGGGCGCCGGATGGGTCCGACTGGAATGATGTTCTGAAGGATCGAGGTCGGCGCGAGGCCCCCCTCTCTGGCCTGCCGGCCATCTCCCCCGCAAGGGGGGAGATTGGCAGTTCGGGCGCCGGCGCCTCGACGACGAGGGCGGCGTGATGGAGGCTTCTCAACCCGAAAACTTGCTCTATCGCTTCTCGGTCAAGTGCGACCGGGAAACGAATGCGCGCATCGAGAAGGCGGCGAAGAAGGTCGGCATGACGCCCACGAGCTTCGTGCAGAAGCATTTCGAGATGATCCTGATCAGCGGGCCGACTGCGGTGCCGCCGCCGGAAACGCCTCAGCCGGTCGACAACAGGCTGGATTTCGACACCGCCAAAAGCCTCGGCATCACCGTCGGTCCGCTGCGGCTGCTGCGCGTGATGAACAAGGCCAAGGATGGCAACGGCAATCTGCAGATCTCCTACCGCACGCTGGCCGAGATGGCCGGCGTCGCGCCCAACTCCGTCGACACGTTCCAGAAGAAGCTGGTGCGCCGCGGCCTGATCAAGCAGGTGCAGGCGCCGGGCCATAGCCGGCCGGCGATCTGGCATGTGTTTCCCGTGGGGAGCGACATATGACCCTGCAGTCCTATCGCGCCTTCCTCGACAGCAAGCGCATTGCCGACGTGGCCAGCGGGCTGGTGAGCCTGCCGGATCTTCCGGATTTCCTCTTCCCGCACCAGCGCGACATCGTGCGCTGGTCGCTGCGGCGGGGCCGCGCGGCGATCTTTGCCGGCACCGGGCTTGGCAAGACGCTGATGGAGCTTGTCTGGTCGCGCGTGGTGGCGAAGCATACCGGCAAGCCGACGCTGCTCTTGGCGCCGCTGGCGGTCAGCCATCAGCATGAGCGCGAGGCTGGCGAGTTCGGACTTTCGGCGCGTGTCGTCACGCCGTACGGCGTGGCCGACGAGACGGCGATAACGAACTACCAGAAGCTCGACCAGTTCGATCTCGACCTGTTCGGCGGCATCGCGCTGGACGAAAGCTCGATCCTGAAAAGCTATGACGGGCATTATCGGACGCGGCTGATCGAGGCGGCGAAGCGCATTCCGTTCCGGCTGGCGGCGACGGCGACGCCGGCGCCGAACGACTTCATGGAACTCGGCAACCATGCCGAATTCCTCGGCGTGATGAGCTATTTTTCCATGCTCGCCACCTTCTTCACGCATGACGGGTCCGAGACGCAGAAATGGCGGCTGAAGGGGCATGCGGAGGCCGATTTCTGGCGCTGGATGGCGTCGTGGGCGGTGATGCTGCGCAAGCCGTCCGACCTCGGCTATTCCGACGCCGGCTACGAGCTGCCGCCGCTCACCAAGCGGCTGCATGTGGTCGCGACAGAGGCCAGCCATTGGGGCAGGGACGGGCAGTATTCGATGCTGCCGGTCGAGGCCTCGACCCTGGCCGACCGGCACTCAGCACGGCGCGAGACGATCGAGGCGCGCATCGCCAAGGCGGTGGCGCTGACGCCGACCGACGAGCCGTTCGTCTGGTGGGGCAACCTCAACGCCGAGACCGAAGGCGTGGCGAAGGCGATCCCCGGCGCCGTGGAAGTGCGCGGTTCCGACCATGACGACTGGAAGGAAGAGAAGCTGCGCGACTTTTCGGCGGGAAAAATCCGCGTGCTCGTGACGAAGCCTTCGATCTGCGGCTTCGGCATGAACTGGCAGCATTGCGCGCGCACCGGCTTCGTCGGGCTGAACGACAGTTTCGAGCAGGTGTTCCAGGCGACGCGCCGCTTCTGGCGGTTCGGGCAGAAGCGCGAGGTGATCGCCGACTTCATCGCCGCCGATACCGAAGGCCAGGTGGTGGCCAATCTCGATCGCAAGGAGCGTGAGGCTGAGCGCATGGCGGCGGCGATGGTGGCGCACATGGCCGATTTGTCGTCGGTCGAGGTGCGCGGTGCCGCGCTCGAGCGCCACGACTATGCGCCGAAACAGAAACTGCGCCTGCCGGCATGGGAGGAATTTGGATGAGGCAATACGTCGTCACCGAAACAGAGATGCTCGCGCTTATCGAAAGTCTCGAACTTCACAGGCTGCGGTCTGACAATGTCTGCGATCCCACGAGACATCTCGATGACGCATGGAGGGCACTCACCGACAAGGAGAAGCAGAACATGGCGCC